GACAATTCACCCCATTGCGTAGCACTTCAGGCCGCGCGTGAACTTGGCTGCAAGCCGAAGTGACTCGCCAAGATTGCAAGCGCAGCAATGAGAATTCCGCCCGCGAAAGGCTGTGACACAGGCCTGCCACTCCAACCGCTACGCGCCGACCATTCGCGCACCGACATCTCAAGCCCCACAACAAACCAGATGCAGGAGCCTGGCGGGCTATCGTCTCCGCCAAGCGCATCCATGGCAGCAAACACGCGGCGACGCGCGTCAAGCTGACGGTTGGATAGACGATCAGCGGTTGATCCTGGGAGACGGATCAGCTGTGAGGTTGACATGCTATCGAGTGCAGCACTGCGAAAAAGTGTTCGGAAAATGCAACCTGCCTCGTGCATCTCTGGCGTGACGGTTCCGTTGGACAGCATCATGCCGAGTGTATCCACGGCGCGGCGGTGCCGGACCGGAGTGCCCGTCTCGGGATCTGCGTCGCGGATTGGTGCGCCGACATCGCCATGCTGCAGGCGCCATTTGGACGGCGCTGACAAATCCTCACGCGGCTTGGCGGGATGTTTGGTCTTGCGCTTAGCGGCCATGGTTGTTTCCTCCATTGCGCCGCCCCCAGCGGCGATTGGCTTCGTTGGTGATGGCTTGGCGCAGCCAGGGATCGGTGATGTCGTCCACCGCGATGCTGGCCACGCCATGCCGATGCCACGCGGCGGCGCGCATGGCGTTCAATTCGGCGTCGTTGGTTGTGCTGCGCAGGCGCGTGATCGGGTTCTGCGCGAGCATCGGGGCGCCGTGCAGGCTCATGCCCGGCCTCCCTCTGCGTCCGTCGCCCAGAGCAGCAGGGCCAGCGCATCGGCTTCGTTGTCATCCGCTGGTGCGAAGCCGCGAGCACGCATGGCAGCGACCATGGCCGCCTTGTCGGCATTGCCCTTTCCGGTCGCGTAGCGCTTGATCGTGCCGACTGGGACGCCCTGGTAGGCGATGGCGCGTTCCTCGCACCATGCCGAAAGATGGGCCAGAAAGCCGCCGTAGAGGTGTGCGGCGTCAGTACCTGCATGGGCCCGCACTTCTTCGAATGCGATTTGAGACAATTCGCCGGCGAGGTGCGTGGCCTCGGTCAGCCAGGCGCGAAAGCGGAGAAACCGCATGCCACCGCCCTCGAAGCGGCTGGGCCGAAAGGTCATGGTGCCCGAGGTGATCGCACCGTCGCCTGAGCGCAGTGCCCAGCCAGTGGTGGTGCCGAGATCGAGCGCCAGCACGGCCCGTCGCGGTGCGGCGCCGACATCGCAATCGGAAATGATGGGCGGCCTGCTTGCCAGCGCCGCGGACATGGGGAGAGTCGAGAGAGCCATGATTGTCTCCTGATGGGGATGGTTGTGGTGAGGGCGGCGGCGGTGGGGTTCTTGGCGGAGCACACCGTCGCTGCCCGGCTTTGGGGATGGGGTGTTGGGGAGGGTCGTGAACGCGCCCCCTGACCCCACGGGGGTGTGGTGTGCGCGCGCCTTTTTTGGCGCGCATGCACACCCCCCGTAGGGGGGTGAAATTCTGGCAACTTGGCAACTGGTCGTAAGGCACTGAAATCGCTGATGAAAAAGCAGTTGCCAGACCAGTTGCCAGAGTTGCCAGTTGGCAACTGCTCGCCGCCTGTAAGTTATTGATCTGACAGCAAAAGCAGTTGCCAAAAATGAGCAGTTGCCAAGTTGCCAGATTGGCAACTGCTCCATTCTGGCAACTGGTCGGGGCGTTCATGGCGCCTCTCCACCGGGGGCGCGGACCCACACTTCGGGGTTCTCGACCTCGATCGCGGCGCCTGTGGTGGGCTCCTTGAAGTGGCTGGGCAGGACCCGCTGGAAGGTGGTGCGGATCTCTCCGGTGTCGGGATCAACCGTCTCCTCTCCGCGACCGAATTCCATGTCCTCGATGACGAGGTAGCCGAATTTTGATCGGCAATATGGCAAGCCGAAGGGACCGCCATCCTTGAGGAACTTGATGTAGCCCTTGGTGGCGAGGACGCTGATCCGCTCGCGGATGGTGGAATTACCGCCGAGACCGACCTGGTTCTCAAATTGCTCGGCGAATTGCGCGCTGGTGTAGAGACGACCCTCGACGGCTTCCTCGGCCAGTTGCGTCAGAATGACATCGTGCCGGCGAACGCGCTCTGCATCCAGCTTGCGGCCGATTTCCTGCCTGACCAGGCGTTCGCCTTGGCGGTCGAGTTCGATCCAGGCGCCGTTGCGCTTATCGACCAGCATCGGTTCCAGAGCTGGCCCATTGCGCAATTCCACATGCAATTCACGCCCGGTCTTTTCCTCATCCGGGCGGAACAGGATCATGCCGGAGGTGTAAAAGCCGCGCAGGGCGCTGGCACCGGAGAGCGACAGGAAGGGATCGTCCTTCACTTGCTGCTTGCTGAGCTTCTTGGTGTGGTGCGCCAAAATGACGCCGGCCTCCGGCGCCACCATGTCGCGAAGTGCCTCCACCCGGCTCTGCAGAAAGAACAGCATGGCGCCGTTGTCGTTTTCCCCTTCGCCCTCGGGGCCGCCATCAAACAGGTTGCGGATCGGGTCGATGCAGATGATGTCGGGCGGTGCATCAGGGAAAGCGCTGCGGATGCCGGCGGCCACAAGTGGCACGCCTTGTTCGTCGAGCAGCATGCGAAGCTTTGGCGTGACTACCAGCGTATCGCGCGCCCTGGACAGGATCGCCGGATCAAGCCGAAGCTGCTGCAAGCGTTCGCGCAGGTAGTGGTATTGGATCTCGGCCTGGAGGTAGAAAACCCTCAAGGGGCGTGGCGCGGTAAAACGCAGGAATGGTGCGCCAGCGGCGGCATGGATCAGCAGGCTGATCAGGAAATCGGATTTGCCGACCTTGGGCGCACCGCCCAGCACAAGCATGCCGCCCGGCGTCAGCACGCGCGGCCCGATCAGGTCATCAGGCATGGGCGAGGTATCATCCAGCAGGGCGCCAAGCGGGTAGGATGCGATTTCGGCTGGCGGTGCTTCGGCACGCAGCGTCGCGGGCCCGTTGCGCGTGACATGTCGCGCCCAGATGGCGTCAGCCTCGGCCTTGAGCCGCTCCAGTGGCCATGTCGGGCGCAGACAGGCCGCGTTGTAGCCGCAGATGGCTTCCCAGCCCTCGTCGGGCGTCATGCGCCCTTCATGCACCTGGCGGATGAAATGCCCGATGGCGGCACTGGCGCCCTGAAAGCGCGTCCAGGCGTCCTGGGCGCCCTCACGCACGGGTGTGGTGAGGATGGCGTCCAGCCCTGGCCTATCGGCCTGTGCGCCAGCCTGTGGCCGATCCTGGCCCGGCAGAAAGGGCATGGCGGCAATGGCCTCGGCGAAGTCGCCAAGGTCCAACTCCCGTTCGGGGTTGTGGGCGCGGATTGTAACGATGCGTTCCGCGCCCGCTTTGCGATAGACCGTGCCGGGAACGCGGATGGGCTGATGGGCGGAGCGGAAATGCGGATCGCCACCGACCTTATCGGCGATCTCACCGCGCAAGGCGCAAAGCCGCGCAAGCTCTGCCTCCTCTGCCGGTTCCGTCAGTTTCCACCAGACATGCAGCTTGGCCGCGCCTTCGGCGGTGCGCCCACCGCTTTCGACAATCAGCGTTGGTTCGCCAAGGTGCTGCAACAGGTGGGAAAGCTTCGCCGCGATATCCCCGGTATCGAGATCCACCACCACCGCCTGCATTTGCAGCACATGCTCGGCGCGCGCCTGGCCGTGCTCTGCGACCGTGCCGGGGATAACATAAACGGCACTGCCTTCGCGCGCGGCCCAGGCGGCATAGGTGGCGAGCAATTCCGGCGCGGTGGCATCGGCGGGGATCCAGATATTGTGCGGCTTGATCGTCAGCCCTTGCCCCTGATCGACAAAGCCGCGCACCGGGATCAGCCCTTCGCAATAGCTGAAGGCCACCGACAAAAAGCAGGCGATCTGTTCCAGATCCGGTACAGCAGGTGTTGGGATCGAATGCCCAGCGTCGGGAAGTCGGTCCTCCAGCACCGGCGCGGCATCGTTGAAATCATCCCAGCGCATCATGCCGGCTGGTCCCAGCAGCGCTTTGCCCAGGGGCAAAAGCGGCATTCGAAATGATCGGAGGCCAGCGCAATGCGCGGCAGCAATTCGCCGGCGTCACTGGCCCGCAGGATACGCACCGCGCGGTCTGACATGCGCTGCGCCAGTTCCGCATTGAACGGCACCAATTCATGATGCAGTTCGGCGGTATCCTTGTTGATGGCGGTGAACAGCGCCGGGTTATCCGCGACACCCGGAATGGCCGCGTCCATATAGGCTTGGTAGATCGCGACCTGCGCGGCATAGATCGGCTTGGCGGCCGCCACACCCTTGGTGGCTGTTTCACGCCAGGCCTTGGCGTTCATGGTCTTGCATTCCCAAAGCGCTGGGAACGCCATGCCGGGAATGTTGGGCCCGCCGGCGATCACACCATCGACATGGCCGCGAATGCGCCCGCCCACGATGGAAAAGCCGAACTGCGGTGCTTCGGGCTGATCGCCCTTGCGTGTGAACAGCTGAAAGCCTGCGCCGCGCAGCCAGGCCACGGCCAAATCCTCCAGCGCATGGCCGATGGCAAAGATGCGGAGCAGCCTGCCGTCAAAGCCGGCACCTTCATCCTTGGGGGACTGCAGGTATTCGAATTGCAGCGCACGCTCACAGGCATGACCAAGGCGCGAGCCACCCAGATAGCTACGCGGCGCCTGGGCAGCGTTGTCCTGCTCCAGCGCGGTATCAATCGCGGCGTTGATCACAAGGCCAGCTTGGCTGCTGCTGTTGAAATCCAGCATCAGAAGGGTATCTCCCCGATTTCCTGCCGGGCGCTGGCCCGCATGGCGTCCTGAAAGGCGCCGACCGCGACCTCGATCAGCGTCAGCACCTGGGCCTCGTTCAAATCGCAAAGGCGCGTGTTCCAGCCGATTTCGTGCATGGCCTCGCCCAGGTTGCGCATGGCAGCGCGCATGGCGGCTTGTTCCTGTTCGGACAGATCAACCATGGCGGGCGATCTCCGCGCCAAGCGCGACCAAAAGCCCTGGCAGGCCATGCTGCAGAACATGACCGAGGGGCGGCGCTGTTTCTGCTTGACTGGGTCGAACCAGCCAAAGCCGAGTGCCGGGCGCGCGCAGACGGCGCAGGGGTATTGGGCGGCGCGCGTCATGGCTCATGCTGCCCTCGCCAGATTGGCGCCCTGGGCGGCTTGGATCAGGTGGCGGATATTTCTGCGATTGAATTTGAAGGTCAGCAGCGCCGAGGCGTGATAGCGCGTCAGGCTGTAATCGCTGCGCCGCTCGGGCTGGAGATGCGCCAATTGCCGCTCGGTCGGCGGCTCACGCAGCCAGCGGCGGCTTTTATGGGCGCTTTCATCGGTCTCGTGCTCGTTCAGCCAATCATCCGCGGCGGCAAGTGCCACCATGCGTTCGCCGATGGAGAGCAGCCTTGTCTGTTCGCCCCGCGCACCGCCCACCGCGTGCCAGGCACCGTTCAGGAAAAAGATGCCCGCCCAGCCATGAAAGCCATTGGCCAGCAGTGACGCGTCATCACCGAAAAGGTCGCACCATTCAAAGCTGGAGCGCGAGAGCAGATCGATTTCTGTCATGATGAAATCGGAAACTGGTGCCGTCGCGTGTCCACCTGCCTCAAAGGCATGACCGCAAATCGGGCATTCCATCACGGCGATGGGGATTTCCGCCTCGCAGGATGGGCAGGTTTTGGTCGGGGCCTCACCAGTGCCGGGCTGGCTGTCCAGATCCACATCCTGTTCCAGGCAGCCATGGATTTGTGAGGAGGTACCGAAATCCAGCACGATGCAGTCGCGCTTGATGATGCCGGGATGCTCGACCGGATCAACGGTGCGCAGCCCGCGCCCCACCATCTGGATCATGGTGGCCTTGTAGGAACTCGGCCGCAGCAGCACGACGCAGGAGGTGGGGGGATGGTCCCAGCCCTCGGTGAGCACTGCGACATTGACGATGACGCGTGCCTCGCCCGAGGCATAGGCCGCGAGTACGGCGCGGCGCTCTGCCTCGCCCATATCGCCGGTGACCATGACGGTTGGTATGTCCGCCGCGTTGAAGGCCGCCGCGACATTCTCGGCGTGCGCGATGGTGGAACAAAAGGCGACGGTCTGTCGGTCCCCGGCTTTTTCCTTCCAGTGCTTGACCACGGCATCGGTCACCGGGACGGTGTCCATCACCCTGGCCACTTCACTCATGTCGAAATCATCGCCGCTACGCCGGACATTGCGCAGCTCATCCTGCACGCCGACATCAATAACGAAGGTTCGCGGTGCCACGAGATGGCCGGCGGCGATCAATTCGCCAAGCCGGATCTGATCCGCCACATTGGAGAAGACCTCGCGCAACCCGATCTTGTCGCCGCGATTGGGCGTGGCGGTCACGCCATAAATGCGGCAATCGGGGTTCTGGTCGCGGACGCGGTCAATGATGCGCCGATAGCTCTGCGCGATGGCGTGATGGGCTTCATCAATCACCAGCAGGTCGAGCCTTGGCATGGCGTCCAGATTGGCCGCGCGCGTCAGTGTGGGCACCATGGCGAAGGTGACCTGACCGGCCCAGGATTTCTCGCCGGCATCGAAGACCGAGGTGGTCATGCCGGGATTCACGCGACGAAACTTGGCGTGGTTCTGAGCGGTCAGTTCGTCCCGATGCGCGAGAATGGCGGCCTTGGCGCCATTGCCCGCAAGATGCTCGCCCACCGCAGCGGAGAGCATAATCGTCTTTCCCGCACCGGTCGGGGCGATACCAAGCGTATTTCCGTGCTTATCGAGCGCAGCCAAGCTGCGCTCAACGAATAGCTTCTGGCGGGGGCGAAGCATCATGGCGGGGTGCTCCTGCTTCAGCGCGCCCAGCTGGGACGGGGATCGCCACCGGCGGCCTGCGGCGGGGGTGCGGCAGGATAGGCACTAGGCTGCACGGCGGGCGGAGCCATGGACGCAGGGGCTGGCGTCTGAGGCGGAAGGCCA